AAAAAGAAATAATTTTGCAAAGGCAATAATAGAAAGAAACAAATTAAACCAGAATATTGGTGGAATAAGTACTGATCCTTTACATAATACATTTACAGGATCATATCCTTTGAAGGTGCTAAAGCAAGAATTAAACATACAAGATTTTGTTGTAGTAGAAGATAGAGACACTGGAGAATTTAGCTTTAATAAAGAATTTAGTGCTAATCTTTTTGGTGCAGGAACAGCATACATGTTAGCAGCGAGACGAATTTTAGATGGGGGTAAAATACAAGATGATCCTAGAACAATGGTTGATGAAAGTATATTAAGAGATGAAAAAGGAAAAATAGTTTTAGATGAAAATGGTATACCTAAAAAAGTTAATGCCGTAGAGTTCTCACCATTAGGAATGGCTACAGTAAATTCATATATGGACAGGGCACGTGATTTTTTTGTAAAGGACGCAATGCGTAATTTTGAAAACATTCTTGTTGATAATGATAGAAATTATCGTGTGGAACGTGCAGATCAGACAGATGTAGATGAAGCTAAATTAACAAATATATATGGACGATATTTAGGAAGTAATACGTATGGACATTCTATTGGATACATAAAAGATTTACATCCTGTTGATTTTGATAAGAGAAAAGATGAAATTATAACAACATTCTCAAGTTCTACTACTACAACTGGGGGAGAAGCTAATTATACTCAAAAGAATTGGAAAGAAGCCTTTGAATTTATTCAAAATAGATATAAAATAAACAGTGAAGCCTACCAAGAAGGATCTACTATTGTATATTTGGATGAAGCATTAGGAACTTATAATGGGTTTTATTATAATGGTATTGAGGTACGTGACCAAAACAATAAGTTAGTGCTAGAATTTGGTGTTAATATTATCGCTGTTCCTCTTTATAATCAACCAGTAATAAGGACCACGGAATAATGGATGGAACAGATTATATAAATAGAATAGATAAACAACATGCTGATTATTTATTAAATAAATCAGTTAATAATATTAATGAGAATGTAGAAGATACATCAACATTTAATATTAATGAACAAGAAGTTATTCCTAAAAATGAAATAGAAAAAGATGATAGTAATAATAATTATTTTGTTAGGTATCCATTAACGCCATTTCCTTTTGATAAAATAGGAGATGTTCCTCCTGATGTATTAAATCAAAAAGTTATGGATGTAAAAAGTGATACATCAGGTAACATTATTTATATAGATCCAGAAAATAAGCAGCCTATATTATTTGACACAGGATTACTTGTAAAAGATTTATTTAATAAAGAACCTTTAGATAATTCTATAGATAACCAAACAAGTAGGCTTCAAGAGGTACAAGAAACATTTAAAGAACAATATAATTTTAAAGATCCATTAATGCCTAATTATTTAAGTGCAGAAGATGTAGCCGCAATAGGAACAGAATTAGCTGAACAACTTACAACAGAAACATCCTATCGGGGTACAACTATAGCTGATGCATTTATAGCTCGCTTTATTAAGGGAAGACCAAAAAATACAAAAGCAATTTTACAAGTTGGTTATTTTATGGAATCAGTTGGGGCTGGTTCTTTAGATGGAATAGAAGCAGGTTTAACAAGTCTTCAACAAAGTAACTCTAAAATTGCAAATTCAGTATTTTCAGGAATAGATATTGCTATGGCAGGCGGAAGATATTCTCCAACAAATGATCCTAAAAAACTTGCAGATAGAATAGGGGGAAATATTGGTGTTGCAATGGAATTTTTAGA